CACACGGTTATCAGCAGGAACCTGAGGCTTGACAACAACAGGTGCTTTGGACGCAGGTGTGGAAAGATTCCGACGACCACGCCGTTTTGCGTTGGAAACGACGGTGGTTTCGGGCTCTTTAACTTCTAGATCTTCTACTTGATCTTTGTGTGCGAAGAAGACCTTTCCTGACGTTTCAGAGCGCACCATGAAATACTCACCTTCGTCGTGTGTAGACAGAACGGTGACTTTGATACCGCTGGGTGCGTAGATTTTAGTGGTCATAACAATCACTATACGAGCAGTAGCTTATACCAGAATCAATTAAAATAGTGATTATCGGTTAAAGCTAATGGAAAACGACTTTCCAAGAATGGCCGGAGGTAATAGTTTCTTGAGGAGGGCTAGTCGTTATATTCCTTTTGCAGGAGATATCGTTGCAGCTCTTGTCGAAGCTGCTGATGTCGAAGGAGAACCCGATCCCTATCAGAGAATGCTGAACGCAGGGATTATCGGTGCAGGAGGAGGATTGGTTTCCGCTGCAACCTTTGGTTTAGACACCATCCCACAGATTGCTCAAGCCATGGGGGAGTATGCAGTTGAGAGGGAGAATGATGGGTATGTTGTGCCTGACTGGCCTGTTGGTACTCAGTTCTCAAAAGTGGCACCTTTGATTAACCCTGAGAATTACTTACGTATTCTTTCTTATGGAGGGCGTCACGAACCTACGGAAAGAAAACTAGACCGTGCTTTAGAAGAGCTGCCTACTCCTGAAGTGCAGCCGACTTTTTACTACCCCTTCTAGTTCTCGTCTGTATAGAGACCTGCATCCCACATCGGTTTGCCTCGCTGTTCCATGATCTTGTCGAGGTTGTTGAGGAACATCAATCGTTTCTCCCAGGTATCACCGCCTTTCTGACCTTTCTTGGAGTTGATACACTCCTCAGAATCAGTTTGGTTACAAACAAGGCCAGCTAAATCAAGCTCTTTAGCTTTGACCCCCGTCGCCCAATAAAGCTGTCCGTTTAACCAGACTGCTCCACACTTAGAGCATTCCTTGCGTTCAAGGCTTAGATCTGAAGAATCAGGCATAGTATGAAAACTATGATCAATAAATTCTAGATTCGCTTTATTAGCTAGAAACTCAACATCATTAAAACAAGACAAAAAAAAGACCCCTCTTGACGGAGAGGGGTCGAAGATCTCGTTCCTAAAAAGTGTATCAGGAAGGAGAGGTGCTGGTATAAGCAGAGGACTCGATGAGACCATCGGGTTGCAGAGCAACGTCCTGACGCTCGGGCGGCTCGTCGGGGAGGATCCAGCAGACTTCGCAAATTGCGAGAGCTTTGTTCTCACCGGAGAGTTTGTTGGCAGCAGCGCGGGGGTCGTAGACACCGTTGCCTTGGCCCACACCGGAAGCGCCACCCTGAGGAATGGTGCTGAACAGCTTCCACTGAGTCTCGGAACCAAGAGCAGAAAGCTCGCTGGAATCGATGATGTTGGTGGAGGCAACGCTGCCGTTAGCGATAGCGCTGTTGGCACCGGTCACGGTTGCACCGAACTGACCAGAGACGACAGTGCCGTCATCACGCAGACCTTCGGTAACGGAAGGAATGAGGGTCAGAGCAGGAGCAGTTTCAGCACTGGCGATACCAGATGAAACAAGGTCACCGCCGTCAACACGCAGAGAAGCGCGATAAACGTAAGCGGAAGCGGGAACGGAGATGCCATCGGTGATGTCAGCCCGGACATCCTTGTGGAAGTCGGGAGAAGGAACGATGACGTCGGCTGAAGTGAAAGGTGCTTCAGCGCCGTTCTGACCAGAACCGTAAGGCTTGGTGTAGTAGCTCAGCTGGTTGTTGGTGCCGAGGGCCTGATAGCTCAGGTCAACGTAACCGACAGCCTGCTGGGCAATCCAGCCGGGACGGAAGACCACGCCAACAGGACCGCCAACGGGCTGGTTGGTGTAGTTGGTTTGGACGCCATTGGCGTTCTCAAACTGAACGTTCTTTTCTTCGTGCCAGTAACGAAGAACGTTCGTGTAGTTACCAGGATAAATCTTGGCAACGTGTAACTGGTTGGAATTAATAGCCATTGTTAGTTACCTCCTCAAGCGTCGAAAGAGTAACCAACGGTGACGAAATCAGCATTCAGAAGTTCGAAGCCAGCGTAGAGGCTCCAAATCATCATCACGAAGCGGCTGAAGTCATCGTTGTTGTTCAGAAGCACCTGAGCGTTGTTACCGCCGATGCCGACGCCAACTGACTGAGGACCGAAGAAGATACCAACGGCAGCGTTGTAATCTTGGGTGGTTCCTGCAATCGTTGCGTTCTGAGTCTGCGTGGGCATGTTGGTGGATTCGAAGAATCGCACACCCTCGAAGACAAATCCCGTGGGCATAATTGGCTCACCAGCCACGAAGCTGGCTTGGCCGAAGCCCTGACCCATATAGATGCTGGCGTTCGGCTGCATAGCCGACATCAGCGGGTTAATTTGACCGTTACCGGGATAACGGGCCACCTCACGGAAGTCAGAATTCTGACGGAGGTGCATTAAGAATGTGGGGTCACAAACGCAGCGGTAGAACCCGTCCTGGTAGGTAGGGGTGTTGCGCTTACGCAGTGATTTGACCACACGCAGGAGGTCATCCTTGACGTCGAACTTGGCTTGCTCGGCGTTGGTGTAGGTCAGAGAGCCGGTAGCAAGATCGCCGGGGAAGTAGTAACCACCCTGGGAATCAGATGCTTGGCCTTTAGAGACAGCTTTCAGGAGTTCGTTGATGAACACCCGATCGCGCCACCGACGATAGTCATCCAGCAGGGTCAGGCTGCCGATGGACTGGTGGAAGGTGGTTAAGTTACCCGTATCGAGCAGCAAACGCTGCGCGGTGATAAGGGTTTCGCGTGCAATTTTAAAAGTTGAGGGAGCAGTAGGATCGCTCGGATCAGCAGGTCCGGTGTACTCCTTCAAGGTCACAAGGACTTTGTCCTTGACAATATTGCGGCTGTTAGCAGTACCAATGGTCTGCTCTGCAGTACGCTCACGTGACTCTTTAGAGCCAGGATTACCGAAGAACCGGTAGCGATCCAGCTGGACAGTCTGACCCGGCTGCTTAGAGAAATCGTGGACGACCACCGGTTCGGCAGCCATTTCGACGATATAAGCCGGGTGAGGACGATACAGCTCCGCACCGAGAATCTTCGGAAAATCATTATCGATGAACATCGATAAGTTCCGTAGAAACTACAAGATAATCTTAGCCTTTAAGCAGCTATAGCAACACTATTAGTGTCTCGTTATTAGCGTTATGAGTATTTTTTACAGATTAGTTCCAGGGCTAAATGTACGAATAGTGCCGCGTATACCCTCTCCTAAAACACCATAAGTGCTACCAAAGTTAGGCACGTAACGTGATGACTTACCGCGATACATAAAGCGTTGGACAGTACCCATTTGACCAGGAACATCCGAGCGCACAGCTTCTGACCACGTCTGGCAGTAAACCGGGTAGTTATAAACCCAAGCTGCCCTTGATCCGGAATCGTCGTTAGTGGGGTTAGTTAACGTCGGAGAGCGACCGATCGGATACGAGTTCGAACCTCCGGTGATGCCATCAGCAGCTGTGTTTCCTTGCGGAGTTTCGAAAGGTTCGTAGAACTGATTGTCGGGAACGCTCGTGCCATACCAGACGTAAGCTCCTCGATCTTGCAATCCAGGCTCAGGCCCAAAGGCAGTTTGAACCGTCGAGTTTGCGGTGCTGATGAATCCTTGACGTCGGAAACCGTTGTAAATAGTCAGCGCACCAGATATTCGTGCGAACGACGAAAGGTAGTTAGTCCAATAACCAGAGATAACGGGAGGTACTTCTCTCCAGTCGGTGCTGTAATACCAGTCTCTTACTTCGAGCCGATCAGCCACATTGGTCTGGTTACCCATACCTGAGTACGCCTGACCGAAATAAAAGAGAGTAGAAGGAGCATCATTAGGAGGGGTAAAGTAAATCTTTGCTCCTGGAGTTCCTGGTGTTCCACTGACCGTAATTCCATCGTCATAAACCTGACCACTAATAAATACGTCAACGAATCCGCTGACCTGAGCTACTTCACAACCACTAGGTAAAGCACCACTGATCCCACGCGGGTAAGTAATCGGGCAAGAGCCTTGAGATGTATCAACAAAACCGCTTACTTGTACGACAACACAACCGCTAGGTAAGGCACCGCCAGAACCCACGGGGTATTCGATCGGACAACCGACCATCGATGTGCCGCTGTAGCAACCTGAGGGAAGATCGTTGTATCCAGAGGATGCACAACCACTCAGAATGCCACTAGCTACCCAGAAACCTGTATAACACCCCGAAGGTAAGTCGTTATAACCAGAGTAAGTACATCCGCTGAGGATACCGCTTCCTACCCAGTAACCAATGTTAGTAACTGTGTGATAACCATCAGGTGTAGTAGAAAATAAGATCTGATTGTTGTAGTTAGAGACATTAGACTGATCAAAAATATAAGTATTGCCTTTAGTGATGTTGAGGCGTGGCTCAACATTTCCATTTAGCTCAAAGTCCCAGATATATCCGCTTGAAACAATTCCGCTGACTTGCTCAACAACACACCCTGCAGGAAGCTCTCCACTAGGTCCTACTGGGTAGGTGATAGGACAACCACTGACTGCAGTGCCGCTGTAGCAACCACTAGGGAGGTTGTCATAACCAGGGTCAGCACACTGAGCAAGGATTCCGCTTTGAACCCAGTTTTCCCAGTAATCTCCACTCGAAATAACGTTATATAGAGTCGATGTAGGTTCAGGTATTTTCGAGTCGTTGGGTGGACCCGGAGTAATCGTTCCGAAGTCGAATCCTTCGCTAGAAAGAGCTACATAGGTCTGCTGATACGACCCAGAATTATTTATTTGGTAAACATATCCACTTGAGGTAAGTTCATAAGTATTTGTAATATTTAAGTTGTCAGCTGTCCTCTGAGGACCAGATTGCACACGGTGATAAAGATTTTTGTCGTACTTCCAGTTATTGAGAGCGCTATAAGTCATTTTTTCAGCGTTTTCTCTACTCTAATCCGCTTTATTATGCGTATAAGAGTGAAAATTACCTGAGATGTTAGAAAAGGCGGTTTCGCTCTTGGTTATAGATACTGAATTGGCAGGTAGTTCCTTAGCGGGCACCGTGACTGAGTCTCTTGTTCACCCGAAGAGCAAAAAAGCCTTCATCGGGCACTTTATTAGAGCTGCAGCTGTCGGATGGCTGCTTGCAACATTTTTAAGCCCTGCTATTGCCCACAGATTTAACCTATCTAAGGCTGAATCCTGCGCTATTGCGTTTATTGGGGGATACGCAGGTATAAAACTGCTTGATACGACAGAAAAGGCTCTTCTTAAGCGTATTTCTTCCTCAAAAGACGAGAAAAAGGACGCTTAGAGGTCCAAATCTTCGTCAAAAGGCTCTTGTTCCTGATTTTGGCCGTTTTGAGAGCTGCCACGAGATACAGGGTTGGCTCCAGAACGCACACGAGTAGTTGTCTCACCACTCTTATTACGACCACTCGCACGTAAAGCTCTCATAAAACCCCTTTTTTTACAAAATAGCAGAAAAAAACCCTCCCGAAGGAGGGCCGAGCTGCCGAAGAGACAGCTCTGCAGAGATTCGTCCTAAATATATCAGGAAGGCTCCATGAAGAGAAGCTTCGAACGAAGAGCGTCAGGGCTCATGGATGCAAGGTGACGCCAAGCGTTCTCGGGAGAGCGGCTCATAGCGTTACCGAAGGCTTCCCACTGCTGCTGAGGAGCTGCGGCAGGCTGGCTACCTGCAGTAGATGCAGGAGGAGCAGGCATGTCGTAGCCGTTGGGCTGGTACTGCTGAGGAGCAGTCTGTTGCATATCACCGTCGATGTCCACGGGGACAACTTCAGTAAAGAAGCGATCGGTGTAATCAGCCAGATAATCAGGGTTGGTGAGGATTTGCTCCATGCCACCAGCCACTTTGGTGACGTGGTCAGTCTTCTCAGCCTGTTGGATCAGAAGATCCTCCAAAGCACAGGCATAGTTGTTAAGAATGCCAGGTGCTTCAATACCAAAGTGCTTAACGACCTCGGCGCTTAGCTCGCTTACCGCTGGGAGGCTCTCCTCCGTAGAAACCTGCGAGGAAGTTTGGGTCGGTGAGACGCTGGTAGGCAAGATCTGCTGATCCTGCTGTTGGTAAGCCCAAGGCTGGACCTGTGAAGGCTGACTGATCGGTGCTGTAGGGACCTGAGCTACCGGGGTCTGCGACGGTGCTGCCTGGTAAGGGGAGGGGGACTGGGAAGTCGAAGGGATTTGACCCAAAACCCGCTCCAGGGACCCCATCGCTGCTTCCCAGGGGTTGCTGGGGGAGGAGGCTGACGTTGACGGGCTGTACGGGTTGCTGATAGAAGGGTCCGTAACCGGTGCCGCCTGGGACGGCGGTTGTGCCGTAGGAACCGAAGCTACCGCCGGGGTAGCTGTTTGGGCCACCCACTGCGGGTAGGCGGTTGTTGAGCCCTGGTCGCTGGATACCGCCGGGGCTGCCGCCGGGGAGACCGGGCTCGGGGTCGAAGCTTGGATCTGCTGGCTCATAGCTACCCGAGTAAGTGAGTTCTTCCGCTAGGTGATCAAACGTCCTGTAAAGGAGCGGTGTGATATTCAGTCGAGGATCAGCCGCTAAGGGTTGATCAGGCGCAAGAGGATGCGGAGACTGCAACATCTGGTTTAATAATACCAGGAATTGCTGCATTGCCGACTGTACTTGTCCGACCATTCTGAAAGGAAAACCTCTCAGCATTTCTGCGCGTTCGGACTCATTTTTGTCAGGGAAAAGGTATTTCAAAGCTTCTACACTTTCAACACCTAATTCCTGCATATTCCGGACCACCATTGACTTCTGTAAGACGTCGTAGGACGTATCTTCATACACGTCACCTTGGTAACGGTAAGAAACAGACCGATCTCCATCCTCAGGAAGACCGATAACACCGGGTGGAACTTTGTTTTCTTGCAGCGCACCACGCATCAAAACATCTAGTTTTGAATCAAAACGTGCAGATGCTTTTTCGTACTTAGCTACTGCTTCTTCAGTTTGTTCTTGAGGGGGTTTTGGTTCTTTAAGTCCTGCTGCAGCAATAAACGACTCACGGAAGATGGTCTCCTGGTGGAAGAGCATCATTTCCAAGAGACGGCAGAAGCCGTAAGTCAGGAAACTTTTGTTCTTTCGGGTTGCGGTCGCCATAGCACGACCCATGAGACCTTTGATCTCAGTTGCCGTGGCACCTGCTGAGATGGAGATTTCATCCACACCGCCAAGGGCAGTACGGATCTCTTCCCTCAAAAGAAGTGCATAGCGGTTCATGTCACCACTAATCGGGTCAGGCGTCATATAGCCGACACGATCAGATGGTTCGACGTTCGCAATGATCCGTGGGACGCGGAGACCACCTCCCATGGAGCTTCCAAACGGCTCACTTACGCGAGTCGAAGGAGTATCACGACCAGCAAAACCACTCTGTGAACTGATGGTTGGGCGGAATGCGCTACCTGCATCAGCTGCCTCGACCAGATCTGAACGAGGACGACTTGAGATCAGAGTGGGGTTTCCAAAGAACTCAATGTTCTTGGAAATATTTTTGATCATGTTGTCGTGCAACACGATCTGTTCCATGAAGGGATCAAAATCACCTTCACCCTCAGTGCCACTGGCGTTTGGCTTATTTAAAACCTCAACAGCTGGTACAAAACCTAAGGTATTAGGACGACTCTTTTGAGTAACGATCGTACCGGGATCAAGCTCGAAACTTAACTCCGTATCAGTCTCTGCTTCTTTAATTTCGTCAGCTGTAATTGCAAGACGAACGTAACGCTTGTTCTGTCCTTGAACATCACTAGGAAGTCCAAGATTCTGATTCTTGACCTTGTAGTTATAGAGGATTACAACCTCTTCCACTTGACCGTTCAGGTCGTGGTAAACCCGGTACTGATCTTTATTGAAGAAGTAAATTTGGTACTTGAGTTTTTGATCTGGGCGGAAGTAGAAAAGTCCACAACCGTCGATCAGAAAATTTCTAATAATCGCAGGAAAGCGAATATCGAGCCTATTTAGCTCAATAACGTCCCTTAAAAAGCTAGTTCTACTTTTATATGTATCTTGATCGCAGTAGAAAGATAGACCCTTCTTAATCATAAGAAGAGTCATTTGCTGAAGGTGGCTAAGAACCACCATCGTTGCAGCTTGGCTGGAACGATCCTGAGAGCGAGCTGCCTCTAAGATCTCCTCAAACTGATTGCGAATTTCTGTAGAGGCTGTCATTTACTGGGGATTACTTCTTTTCTTTGTAGGAACGAGCTTTTTCCTTAGCCCGTTTTGCTTTTCCCATCTTAACCTCGTCACCGCTGGGAGCTTTCTTTTCTTCGCGGTCCTTTTCGAACTTCTCTAAGAGTTCAGCGGGCATCTTGTCAGCCATCGGGAAGCAGGTAATTCCGGACTCGTTCTATTCTAAGTGCAGCTTCGGGAAGTTTATCTACCGGATAGGAAGTAATTAAATGATCCTGACGACCCAACATGTCAGTGTTGCCTTCCTCCGGCTCGAAGTTATCGCAGAGTTCCTGAACTTCTGGTTTGTCCCAGATGTAATACTCGGCGATAGAGCGAAGCTTAGTACGACGCTTATCAGCGTCACCCATCCAACTAAAGTGCCAACCCGCATCTCGGTCGCCAACGTAGAAGTTGTTAGTGGTAGCGCGTAAAGAAGAAAGAGTTCCAAACTCACGAAGCTGGCCCACGGTGCTTGCTGTACCGCAACGCCAGTCAAACTTTTCTTCCGTGGGCGACTGCAACTGACGATCTGCACGACCGTAGTGCATCGACATGCTCATACGAACAGTCTTGTCGGGATTATCGATAACAGCTTTTTTGATATCTTCGATCTTCTCGGGGTTTGTGATCTCGTCACAATCGGAGCAGATAAAGAAGGTGTCGTCGGGAAGCATGAAAAGACCAGTGCTCAGAGCATCCCGTTGTCCCCTTTCGCGTACCCACGGATCAGGTGCTTCCTCATAGGTAGGAAGCTCGACGTGAAGAACCTGAACCTTATCTTCAGGAATACCAAGCTCACGCAGTGTATCTACACACGTGAACGCTTTAGGCTCACCTCTGTGTGTCTGGTTAGCGTCAGTAATTAAGAAGCCATCAACGTAATCGCTTAGCGTGGCGATACGAAGCTCAAGGAGTTCCTTCTCGTTGAAGTAAGGAAAGCAATCGATTAACACTTCACGCTGATCACGGTATCAGCATGGTAGCTCAATCTTCTACGCTTGCTACTTCGTTGAGACGCTCTTTCGCTCTTTTGAGGAGAAAGTTCTTAGTCGTCTCTACATCTTCGTCCACGCCTGGATCGAACTGAGCATCATCACGTTGTACTGACTCACCTACAGGAGGAGTAGGCGCACCGATCTCTTGGTCGAGTCCACGTTGAACGTCGCCAGCAAAGAACTCGCTTGTCCCTCGCTCACGCTTACGCTCTTCGGCCTCAGCCTTCATAGCGTCGTTGTACTGTCCGGCAAAAATGTTGCCGTACTTTCCGTAATCAGACATCAGTACAAGACAACAACGCCATTAACAGAGCCGCCGCTCAACGCTGTGGCAGCCCAAGGAAGTTCCATATCACCTGCAATATTCTCTACATGGATAAACTGACCAGGCATGTCATTCATCTGAACATATAAGTCATCCTTACTTGCACTGCCTTTTGCTTCGACAAAAATAGCGCGAGAAGTCGTGAAACTCTTTTCACCCTCGCCAGGTGTCCACACAAAGCCACTGCAGTAAGGCAGTTGCGAAGTTTGCCCGTAATAAGAGCCGAAGGCTTTAATGTCCATTTTCTAAGGCTTTTGTGTCAGTCTAACTCAGAAAGTTCTACATACTTATCTACGTACCATTGTGCTTTCTTTATGTCCTTCAGACCCTCCTTATCGTTTGCTCTCCAGTGATACTTGAAGGAATTGAGCTTACAAAAGATTTTTACTTCTTCGTCTCCAAAAGCAGCTCTCATCGCTTCGATGCACTCGATCTTGCCCTGGTTGTAGTGCGAAGGGTGGTCAACACTACTAAAAGAGTCATCAAAGGGAATGAAAGCTTCGCGCATTATCAACCTCCGTAAGTGAGCATCGATTCCGTGTCGATAATACCTACTTTCTCGAATAAGTCAGCAGAATATTTGACGTCCATGTGCTCCACTAAAGCGCACTCAGGAATAACAAACTTATCTTCTTTACGAACGACTGGGACCACACGTCGGTGCTCTTGACCAGGCTTTAGGTCCTCAAACGCAATACCCATTGAAGATCGGTCTGCAATAGGCCAGTTTCTAACCCCAGTCAGAGCGTGGCTTTTGTTGGGATCGCAGCTATCGCTCTTGATATAAGTCTCAGCTTGGTCTTGATCGAGAATCATGAGACCGCCATAAGGGTTGCCTAGCGATGTGAACCCAACGATGTCAGGATTATTAACTGCGAGAATCAGCTGATTTTCGTAGGGAATGTCGCCCCAACAGTCTTTTGTAACTCCGTCAAGATTCCACTTTCTGTAGTTGTCGAAAGGAACCATCCGTCCCTGATAACGCTCCACGCGGCAGAAGCCTGGCTCAAGGTTCTGTGCTTTTAAAAGATCCTTGTAATCAACCCAGTAGTTAAACTGCTTCTCAGTGAACCTCATGTCGTTCTCTGAGTACATGTAGTAATCAAAGTCACCTGATAAGACTCTGCGCTTAAAAGTCTCCTTATGCGCCCAACACAAGTAATACCCAGTGAACTGAGGAGGAGCGACCTGAAAACCTACTTTTCCGAGTTTCGTATGTGCGCTTACGATTAAGGAAAACTCATCGAGGTCGTAAGCGTGTTCGCTGTCGATGAAAATATCTATTTCTTTGTCTAAGGGAAGAGACTCATACCCTCGGAGTGTCTCAAGTGTAGTCTCAACTCTCTTAAGCGGATTATGAGCCGTTACGGCAATGTAAATAGAAGACATCAGTATTCAATAGAGAAGTTGCCCCGACGCTGAAGAAACGTCATTAGCCAGGTGTACGCGTCAAGAAGGTCGTCGTGAGACGTGGCACCGACGTTGATTAATTGATCCGCCAGTGCATCGAACTTTCTGTACTTGTTGAAGGTTACTTTTTTGTTCTCAAGAAGACCCAGAGTGCCTCTGAATCTTGCAACTTTGTCGCCACGGAATCCTTTTACTTCATGGATGTGAATGTTCCCGAGCCCTCTTTCTTGGATTAAGACTCGTCTGAGATCAGCTGCGAGAGACGCCTGGTAGGCAACTGCTTCCACTACAAGAGTGACAGTGGAGTAAGTAGGGAAGTATTCATCGTTCTGCAGCTGGAGAATGCCCCACTCGACAAGCATGTCGCAGAGCATGTCGATCTTTTCGAGGTTTCCGATAG